CGAACGCAGCCAAGTGGCCGATTTTGGGCTTAATTGGCTTGCCAGCATGGCCACCGGGTCTTGAGGAACCTGTGGTTGCGGTTGATATTGCTGAACTGGCTCTGGAACACGCCCTTCAGCGCGCTGATACTGGGCTCTTTCTTCAAGTTCGCCCTTTGCGCTCTCGAATTGCGTCAGTTGGCTCTGGATTCGAGCGATATGGCTCTGGATTTTACCAACTTGAGCGTAGTCTCCAGCCGCTAAAGCATCAGCAAGAGCCCTTTCAGCATTCTCGGCGGCCTGTTCGGATGCATTAATCGCATTGATAATGGTCCGATACTGGTTTTCAGACGCCTCAGACTGCGCCGTGTAAGCCCGTTCAGCCTGTTGCTTGGCGTATTGTTCAGCTTGCTGCTTTGCCTGTTGAGCATGAGCCGCCTGTTGACGGGCTGCATCTAGCTGTTGCCTAAGTTCAGATAGAGCAATCTCTCGCTCATCGGCCTCTGGCTCCTGTTTCTCTTCTTTAACCGGCTCTTTCTCATCGGATAGAGACACGGTGACTTCTGCTTCCTCGGGAGGAAGCGTTACTTCTTCTTCGTCGGCCATTGTTGCCTCAGTAAATTGTATCGGGATCGGAAACGCGTGCGCGTATGGAAAGATCGGAGACGATACGGCAATCAACCATATCCTCTGAAGTGCCCTTCTTGTGCGTGTTTAGTGTTGCTCGCCAGCCATCAGAAGGCCGGAACACAACCCAGTCACCCGCATCAATGTCACGGAACTTGTTGCCTTCGTCGTCAACAAAAGCAGTCGGGCCAATCTTCAACACAAGGCCAACTTTGCCTTGGTGAACATCCTCACCCCGCGTTGAATCCGCGAGAATGATGCCGCTTCTTGTTTTCTCAGGACGCTTGTAAATAGCAACTAAGATGTCATTACCAAAAATCTCAACCCCATCTAGGGCGCCGACCTTGTCCAAAACAGCTTGCTTGGGATCAACGTCGTGTAACATCGCTACAGCCGGCATGGCTGCCTACCTTTCTCCTAGACCCAGAACGCGCTTCTGAGCCTCATGTGCAGCGTGCAGAGCATCTGTCACGCCCTTCAGACGACCGACTCGATAGCGGTAATCATCGAAGCTTGTAGCCTTGCCGGAAACAAGTTCCGCAGCGAGCTGTTCCTGTGTCTCGGCAAGGATTTTCTGAAGCTCTTGATAGAGCCTTAAATCTAAATTCACTATTTACTCTCGACCATTTCCGTCTTTTGAAGACGTCCTTCGCCAGAGCCAGCGCCAGCCGTAAGATCACGCGGATCTTTAATGCGGCCACCCTTTTTGCGTGGCGTCAGCAATGGGTTCGTGCCGACCCCAGCGCCCGTTGGCGGCATAGGAGGACGCGGAGGCATAACGCCCGGAGCGCCGCCCGGCATTCCGCCCATTTGAGGAGCGCCCATTGGAGGCGTGCCCATTGCACCGCCCGGAGGCATTGGGGGCATACCGCCCGGCATTCCACCCGGAGCAGGCATAGGCGCCGAAGGCATCGGACCGGGCATAGGACCAGCGGGCTGACCTGAACCGGGAAGATGGAAGTTAATGGTCGTTGGGCCTTTGCCGCCCATACGATTGCGGTCCATCATTGAGCCGCCCATGTCCTTGCCGATGCGTCCACCAGCCTTGCGCTCAGTGCGACCGCCGTGCTTCATCTTCAGGTCTTCTTTCTTGACCATCTTGCGGATGAGAGCTTTGTCTTCTGCCTCGTCTGGATGCTCCTTCTTAGACAGAGCGCCGCCCTTAGCTTTGCGGGGGGCCTTGTCCATGCGCTTAGGAGGAACCTTACCGCCAGCCTTGCGCATGATCTGAGGGTTTGTTTCCTCTGACAGCTTAGGCTCTTTCATAATTGGCATCAGACCGGCAGGCTCTCCGGCTGTGTTCAGATCGGGCTCGTCGCCAGACCAAACGTCAGTCTTTTTGGATTTGCCGCCGTAACTTTCTAACTTTTTAGCGTGGCCTTTCTTGGCCTCATGTGCGTGTGGATGCGCCATTGTCTTAACCCTTTGATGCTAGTTTTTGGGCTAGTCTCAGAGCGCCTTTGACTTTCCCGCCGTGTTTCCGTCTACTGCCATACAGCCCGCGCATAATGTCTTGCCACTGGCTGGCTTTATCCACCCACTCGGGGGTAGCAATAACAGTAGGTGTTTGCTTGAGCAAACTCATAGTCTGTCTCGCAAATGGCTTGCCTCTCAACTCAGGCTTTATCTCATTTTCCAGATAATTCTGATAATGAATCTCTGGCGGAAGCTCATATTCTAAGCGGCCCAAATATCCATGCCTACCCGGAGCTGCGGATATTTGCGTGTTGTATGATGGGTGCGGGTGAAGAGGGTCTTTAACAACCTCTCCTTTGGGGTTCATCGTAAAGAATGCCTTACCCGCAGAGAACGATGGATCATACATAAGGTTGGGATCAGTCGATGCGAACCGAGCGGCGCCAATGTCAGCGAACGCCGGATCATCTCTGAACTGTGCAGCATCAAGCAGCTTAGTTAACTTAACGCGCTCATCGCCACGCTCGGCAAGTCGTTGAGCCATGTAAGGGGACTGGATGCCAACCCAGTTAGGCTTTGGCTCGAAAACGCTGCCAGAGCCCGTTGTAGCCTCTCTCATGCGCTTATCGACGAACTCAGCCTTCTTTGGGTCCATGCGCGCAGGGTCTAATTGACCAAGCAAAATATCCTGCATGTGATGCGAGTAGTCGGCGCTCTCTGGCGCCTGAGCAACGTAAGTAAAGATCGGCTCGTAACCAGCATCAGCCGCTGCTTTGCCTCTATTCGCTATCGCTCTGGCGCGGCTTAACCCGCTGCCCCAAATGGCTCTATCTCTTCCTTGAGAAGCGATGTCTCTGCCGAAGCCATAGCCGCCCATGAAGTTAACAGGACGGAACAATTGCCTATCATTGATATGGGTCAATTCATATCCGGCAGGCGTCCTGTCTCCTAGACCTGTGATCAGCGCCTTCCCGGCATAATCTTCTGGCCTCGAAAAGCTCTCCGCGACCATTGGTCGGTGGCCTTGAGACTGCAACTCCATCTCTTCAATAGGGCGCGACAGCTTGTTTCCAGATAACCAGTTTTTGGCTACCTCTTTCCCTTTCTTGAACGTCGTAGGCATTCCAGCAATACGGGCAGCCGGGTCATAATGAGACCGATAGGCATGAGCCAGTCTTGTTAGAAACTCGCTCTGAGGACTTCTTGCCTGAGCCTCATTGGACGCCAGCAAACCAGTTCCTAGCGCACCGGCACCCACAAGCGCCTTGGAGCCTTTAAGGCCCATAGCAGACAAGCCAGCGTCAGCAAGCGCCGGCAGAGCAGCTATGTAGTTTTTGTTAGCCAGTTGTTCTCGAACTTCTGGAGACGCAAGCTCCTTCATCGCATTCGCCGCGTCATAGCCAGCGAGAGTTTGACCTACATAGGGGATCTCATACGCAGCCATATGCGCAGCCGCCATTGGCACGCCATACTTCCACGCGTCGTATGCCTCACGGTCCATCTGTGGCAACTGTGGCTCGCCAGTGTTTAATTGCTGTTGCACGAAATCATGCGCGGTCTTTTGCGGTTGGTCTTCGCCATAGCCCTGAACCATCATAGAACCGCTGTTCTCAAAGCTCTGAGAATCATCTGGAGCATACGAGACATCGCCATCAACGGAGCCGTCGGTCGCATAACCGCCGCGAGCGTATTTGCCGCCTCTTGCGTCTTCAGCAAAAGCTCCGGCGCCAATAGCCCTAGCCATTTTACTCGGTGCGCCCGCAACCGCTGTAGCCATCTCAGCCGGATTGCCAGTCATCGCCCCATGAGCAAGATCATAGACGCCCATAGCGCCGCGTGTCACAGGATGCAGATAGGCCGCAGTCTTGCCGAGTTGCATGGCAGCGTTGCCAATGTCCTCGGTTAATCCTTCAACGTCTCTGTTCACTTGTGGAAGCTGTGGCTCGCCGGAGAATAACTGTTCGTGGATGAACTGGCTTGGATCTGTGCCGCCGCCTTGATCTTTATGCATTCGGTCGATCAGACGCATGGCCTTTTCGACGTGACCGCCCTGCTTGTAACGGCGCAGGATTTCTACGGGATCATGAGAGAACATGACGTAGTTGCTTAAGCCTTCACCGGCTCCGCGTGAGCCTGCGTCTAGATATTTGATGCCGGGGATGCCCGCTGCATTCAATCTTGCTGAAGAAAGAGCAGGGTTATCTCTCCCAATCTGTCGATAAACGGTTGCCGCGACATCATTGTCATGGAAAACTTGAGACGGCCTTGATGCTCCCGTTGTTACTGGACCTAGAGGCAATCCTGTTTCGTCTGCCCATCCAATGCGTCCGTTCCACGGACCGCTTGGGCCACCTTCTGTCAATCCTAAATTTTTAGGCGTCAATGCTTTTTGAACGTATGACGATTGGTCTCTTAGCGGTTTATCCCAATCAAGCAAATGCTCAGGGTTGGTATGTAGCTTTACCTCATACATGCTGCCTTTGTTTGGCCCCACAACACCTCGTTGCGCAAACAAAAGCTTATTTAAGTCATCCGCAATTCCTTTATATCTTGGGTCATTAGGATGATAATTATCTAATAATTTTCTTGCAGTTTCTATTCCGCCCTGCAAACCATTTGTGTTTATTGCATTCGCTATATTAGTGCTTGTTAAATCTTTGTATGGATTAAATGATGAGCCATTTATAGCCATAGTTCCTTGAGAAAGCTTATCCCTATATTGCTTTGCTACATTCTCATTCCCAGCAAAATAAAGCCCATGCCCATAAGCCTGAGCGCCCTCTCCTGTCCCGATCTTGCTGATGTCGAACTTGTCAAACTTGTGCGGGCTTCCGTGATAAGCGCGGATGATTCCCATAGCTTTCTTGATGGCATCACCGCCGGCGCCGAGATGTGGGCGAACATCGCCGCCATTGCGATACGGATAGTTTTCAACATCGCCATATACTGGCTTTTTGGCCATCACCAATGGGCCGACCTGTATGGCTTGCTCGGCGCTCTCGATGGGCTGCATTGTCTCGCGGTCATAGAAGAAACTACGACGATTGGGATCGTATCCTACTTGGCGCCAATCAGGATGGCCTAATGCCTCCGTAGCTGCCGCGTGAGCCTCTTCTGGCGTTGTTGGGCGCCATGCCCCATTGATCGTAGCAAAAGGAGCCTTATGCGCCCCCTGTGCAACCTTGTATGCTTTGTTGGGGGATGGATTAAATACGGGGTTATCCACACTTGCGGCGCTCTCATGCGCAAGCACAGTGTTCTGACCTTGGGGGTGTATCGTTGGCACCCATGTGTCGTGGTTTGAATAGGCTGGGATGTCCAACCGCAACCCGACAGGCGTTCCGTGTTCAATCTGGCTGCCGAGGCCGACCTTTTGCCTCTGGCCCTCTTTAAGAGCCGAGACCATCGCTTCCGTTGTAGCTGGTCGTGGGACAGCCTTGTATGGCATCACCGGATGCATCGTGTCAGCAAGATCTCGATATTCGCTAGGCGTTATGTGCCCTGCGTTGAGAGCCGTGGCGGCTGTGTTCAAAGCCTTCTTGACTGCGGCACTAATCAGCTTGCCGCCGGTGCCACGTTCCGTCCGACCTCCGTAGACTTCACCACCGATAATTGCGCTACCACCATCAGCCTTAGCGGCGCGCATGTTATCCACAAGGTTCGGGTATGGCCTGCCAGCGGCTTTAGCTGCGGCCTTGGCCTTAGACTTCTGCTCGGAAGACAGATGATGCGGCTTGCCTAAATGCTCTGGGCGTGGCTTGTCCCATACGGCACCGCCATCGGCGCATTTCCAAGCCCTCAGTGACTTGTTGATGCGGCTGTCGGGATCATTGGCCGTCTCTTTGCTCGTCAGTTTGGCCTTCATGCCCTTCATGCGGGCGCAGAAACTATCACGCCTCGAGCCGCCTTCTGGCTGTGGGCGCTTGATGTCATGGCCCTGAGCCCGCAGTGACGCTCTTCCCTTTTCATTCAGGCCACCGTTCGGGTTCTTGCCCTCGGCCCGTGTCCATGCGCCGCCGCCTGATTTTAGCTTGCCACGGCCAATGCTGACCTTCGACGTCTGCTCAGTCGTCGTCTGGCCAATCGCGCCGGTCTCCGGGTCAATGAAGTTGGTCTTGGACGGGACCGTATGCTCTTCGCTGAGAACTTGGCCGCCCTTTGCCTTGCCGCCCAAGCTCTTGATATACGCGTCTACGTCCTCGCCCTCGGCAGGGGGAAGCTCATACGCCCAAGCAGGCATGATCCCAGTCTTCTGGTCAGCAAAGATCGTCTGATCAGCCGGAGCTGTTCGGTTGAACTCGCCATGAGGACCGTAGTTAACCCAGCTATTCTGACCACGCGTCTCACTAGCAGCCGCCGATAATGCCTCCGGGCTATACATTTGAGAGTGAAGCTGGAACGCTCGCTCTTCGCCGGGAGCCCTGAAGTGTGCATTGCCGGGGCCATAATGGCCATACAGGTCATGAACGATACGGAACGCGTCATTAACCACAGCATTCGGATTGTCACCGATCTTGCCGACTGGCTTGAGCAGTGGGCTGTCCTCGAACCCGGCATTCGTGCCAAAGCCTTCAGACGTCGGATACACCGACAGCTTGCCCTTGTTCAAAAGATCCGAATAGCCCAACGCAGGAAGCTGATCTTTCTGGCCGGGCTTTACGAACTCATACTTGATGCCCAATGGCTGAGCGGCCTTGAACTGGTCCATCGTCTCATCAGCCAAAGCCTCATAAGCTCTGCGAACAGCCGGATCTCGAGGATCATGCTGCATGGCCTCATAGGCGCCAGCAACGCGCTTGCTATAGTCTGGATTGATCGGGACGAACTCAGGGCTCTTCGGCGTCATGCCACGCTGGGTCATGTAGCTGCGGGCCGTCTCCTGAATAGGCTCGATTGGCCTTGCCTGAACCCTACCAATGCCGGGCAACTTGATTACTTCAGGCGCGCCCTTGGCAGGAGTAAAACCAGCCGCACCCTCTGGATGCAACTTACCCAAGCCACGCGCTAGGCGCAGGGCGGTTTTGACGTAATCAGGCATTCTCGTCAGTCTTTGGTAAAGATGGAGGAGCAGGCGGATTATAGGCAGCGTCTAGAGCCTGTTTCTGGATCTCATGCTCGCGCTGGTTTCTTTGCTCGTTTAGGTCAAGAGCCTTGTGCGTGTTCGCCTGAGCCGTCTTGTCCTTATGCACGAGGATGGATTGCTGCATCCGCATCTTCTCGAGCTGGAGCTTGCTGTCTCTATCCGCCGCGTGGTTGACCGCATCCGTCTTGGCCATCAGAGCCTTCGTCTGGATGTCCTGAATCTTCGCCTTTGCCACGCCTACCTTAGTCGCTACATCCAGCGTATCAGCTTGCTGCTTTTGCTGGAGAGCCGCAGCCTTTACCTGAGAGTCTTGCTGCTTGGCCTGAGCCGCAACCATCTGAGCCTGAGCCGCTAGCATCTGGGCTGGATCAACCGGAGGAGCTTGTGGAGGCATTGCCGTGCTAAACAGCGCATCATTGTCCTCAATGCCGCAAGTATCAAGCACGCGCTTGGCCACTGCCTTCATGTCGAACATCGTCGGCATCTGCATAGCCATTTGCATCAGGGCGATGCTCTTCTGAATGCGCAGCGTCTGGCTTGCGGTGTTCGGGTCAGCCTTCGGAACAATCGAGTAGTTCTCGAGCGCAGCCTGAAGCATCACGGCATTCTTCTGGAAGCCCGGGTTCTTATTAGAACGCCACAGGCTCTCGGGATATATCTTGAACAGATCTCGAAGCAGCCCAAACTCTTTTTGCTGGGCGTTGTGCATACGCTTGTGAACCGCAGACAACGTCTTCTGGGCCTGATCAATCATGGCAATCGTGGTGCCCACTGGAGCGTCCTGTCGGCCTTCGCCTACCTGAAGCTCAGCCGTGCCACCGAGACGCTGAGCCGTCTGCTCTATGCTCTGCATGATGTTCAGAAAGCCAGTCGTCACATCCCGATAGGGCAGAGGCAAGAACGCTTCCTTCAGCGGCACGCCGTCCACGTCCATCGGCGCTACTTGTCCCGGTCCCACCCGAATCGTCGTCGTCTGTTGTCTACCGGTCGAGCGCGCCATGACGCCGCCCGGGAAGTTGGCGAGCATCCCATTGTCAAGCGCAATACGCCAAGCGGCAGTAAGAGCGCGAGCAGCATTACCGAGGATATGCAAAAGCCCAATATTAAGGCCGGCAAGAGAAGGAACGAAGACGTATTCAACAAACACTTCTTTGCGAATGAAGAACTCATCGCCTTCCTCCCACCATCTGCGGATGTCGAGGATCTCGCGGCTTTCCTTGTCTATCGTCACCCGATAAGGCAGAGGCAAGCCATCCTTGTTCTCGAACCCCTTGAGATGAAGCTCGCAATAAACTTCCCAGATCTCTCGATCTGTCTCGTTGGGCTCTAGCGTCGTCTTGGGGTCAACGCCTGCAATCTCCTGCAATGTGATCTCTACAGGATTGCCAAGCCCTAAGAAATTGCTCATCAGCGATACATCACGCCAAGCCCCAGCGATCTGTAGCCGCTTCACGTCGGACGGCTTCATCTTCGAGCGATGCGTGACGCGAGAGCAGCTCTCCAAGCTCACGGCGCCGTCAGACAGGATGATGTCCTTACGGTCAATCGTCTCGCTCACCGGACGCTGTTTCAGAGGATGGTAGTAGACCTTCTTATACGCCTCTCCACCGAGACCGAGCGAGAAGAACATGCGGTCCGTGTCAGGGTAATACTCAGGCGCGCCAGTAGTAAGGTAGAAGTTGAAGTCATCCTCAAGAGCCTTGGACTCGAGATCCATCTGCTCGGTCTGATCGCCCTCGTTGTCAACCTTCACAGGGCCATCGGCTGGCAGCAACTCGCCACGGCAGCTCGCCTGAAACCGCATCACTGCCTCAAGCAGCAAAGGATGATGAACAACCGAGATGCCCTCCATGCCGGGCTCATCATGCGGCTGCTCGAGCTTGAGACCAAGCAAGTCGATGCCGGTCACAATGTCCTTGAGACGGTCCTCTTGGCGGGTGATGTCGTCCTTGACCAAGCGCATGAGCGTATCAGCAACTGATACAAGCTCGCCGGAGTCAACGTGGAAGGCTAGGTTCTCGTCATGATCCGACGCGGCCTCGGAGTCAATCTCTTTCTGGACGGGGTTGAAGTTGATCTCTACGCCGCCGCCGGGAAGCTCGAGCGTGATCACGTTGTCGCCGGGCGGGGGTGTAACTGTATCCAGACTTCCGAGGTCAACAGCCTCCGGCGAAGGCTGGGCGCCAGACGCCGGGTTTAATCGCATTGTCCTGAAATCAGCCATGTCAACCCTCAAAATATAGCATCCCGTTTACCATAACGGCATGACAAAAACAAACTTAATGAGGCCCGTGTCCCGGGGCTTCTAGGAATTGCATCAGCTCTACTCGATGCTCGGCGGCGCGCTGAACAAACTCGCTCATGACATCTTTCGGCGTTTCTTCCTTGACATGGCGCATGATCTCTTCGGCCACGAACTCATCAAATCGGGTCAAAACGTCTTCGTTAAAGGAAGCAGTCGTTCCGTCCCGAGCTGAGAAGCTCATGGTATAATAAGCTGGGTTTTTCATAGGCGCCTAAACATTGTAGACCGGCTTGTTGCTACGCTTATGAGCGGCCTCACGCTCAATCTGAATAGCAATGTCAGCCGGGCGATGCAGAAAGCCACGCTCGCGCAGATAAGTAAGAGCCTGAGACACAGCATCGACCAAGTCATCGTGCTTCGCCTTCGGGAACGAGGCGCATTGATCAATGACCATGTCTGCCCAATCTCTGTTTGGCGCATAGACTGTCCCGTTGGCAAAGATCGGGCTGACCGCGTGAGCCCTTGCTACCTTATCAAGCTTGCCGGGGTTGATCAATTCAACATTCCACGCCGCGTTCCGATTAAGGCGACGGATCTCCTGCCCGACAGTAATGCCGTTGGCCTTGGCCTCAACCAACAGCTTGTTGGCCTTGAACTTCTCACACAGATACATGAGCTTTTCGACCAAGCCCCAGCCTTCCCTCTGACGACGCTTGAACTCCAGCTCTGTCTCTCCGGGCTCGGGCACCAAGTCAGGCCCATGAACAGGGTCGCGGTAGTTGGCTGCCCACAACAGCATGACCTTTGGGATGGTGTCTCGATCATCAATGATCTCTGAGCGAACGCCCTGACGCGTCAGGATAGCGCGAGCCGAGCCGCCGCCCTTCTGCCATACGCCAAGCACAACCACGCCAGACGGGTCGTTTTCGTGCTTCTCGCCATAGGCAGGGTCGCAGGACACGACCACATAGTCCATGTCTGGAAACGAGCCTTCGCCGGCAACGCCAGACGCTTTGGCCTCATCCTCATCATACAGCATCCAATGCTCACGCTTAATGATTCCGCCACCGCGAGGGCTTGGCGACATTTGGAACTGAGAGGCCACAGCATACGGCCCCATGACGATCTTATCGCGCTCTATCGTCTCCCGGCTGAACCGCTCGGGGAATAGGATGTCGCCCGGATAGCGGCGCCAGTCCTCGAAGCCAATCTCAGTGATACACTTTCGATCAGGGTCGAACTCCATCGGCAGCATGAGATGCGTATAACCTAGCTGCTTGTCTAGAATCACGCCTGTGATGTCTTGCTCATGAAGCCGCTGTTGAACATTGACGATGGCGCTAGGCGGCTCACCGTTTGGTCCGGGGCCGGGCCTATTCAGACGCGTCGGAGCAGCCTCGAGGAACCAGTTGACGGTCGTCTCTCGCTCGGCATCAGACGCAGCTCCCGTCACGCTGTTGATGTCGTCCAGCCACAGTATATCGCCTCTGGCGCCTGTGACGCTATTAGCCGCGCACGCCTCAACCCAGCCGGTGCCTTCCAGCTCAAACTTGATCTTGCTGTTCTGGTCGCCAGTCACAGGCGTAGGCCACAGCCTCTGAAACCAGTCGCTGAGAACGAGCCTTCTAGTCTTAACCGTGTCTCGGATGGCTAGGCTCTGGCTATGCGATACGCGAAGGAAGCGGATGTCTGGCCTTCCGCATGGTCCCCAGAGCCAGCAATTATAGAAGACGCTCATCAGGCTCTTCATGTGGCCGGGCGGGATATTAATGCACAGGCGGGTTATCTCGCCTTCATACTGGCCGCCAAGGATATGCTCGAGATGTAGAGCCATAGCGTCTATGTGCTTGCCATGCTCATACGGCATAGACGGCTCTAGGATAGGCCAAGCCTCTTTGATGAACTCTACTAGGCTAGACCGACAGCGCGTCTTCAGATCTCTGACGCGCCGATGCTCAAGACTTGCCGCGTAGGCTATCTTCTCTTTGCGCGATGAAGTCATCC